TTTTTAGATAACTGAGAAATTCGGAGAAAAACGACATGGCGACTCCTCAATTGTCTCCCGGTGTACTGGTAAGGGAGGTTGATTTAACTGTAGGAAGAGCTGATAATGTACTTGATAATATTGGAGGTATCGCAGGTCCATTCCCAATTGGACCCGTTGATTTTCCTATCGATATTACAACAGAACAAGAATTGATTTCCACATTTGGAAAACCTCTTTCAACAGACGCGCAGTATGAGTATTGGATGAGCGCGGCATCCTATCTTTCTTATGGAGGGGTCTTAAAGGTTGTTAGAACTGCTGGCACTACTCTACAGAATGCCAATGCTGGTGTTGGATATGCCTACACTGGAATGACAGGAACAGGTAGAATCGATAGTTACGATGATTACATGGAGAATCATGGTGATGGAGAAGATACCAACTATACTTGGGCAGCAAAGAATCCTGGTACTTGGGCTAATGATTTAAAGGTTTGTGTTATTGATGATGTTGCTGACCAAATAATTGGTATTACGACAAGTAACTTATCACTTGCTGGCGCAACAATTGGATATGGTATTACTGCTGTTTTGGATGTTAATCTTCCTGGAGCAGGATCAACCAGTCAGTTTAATGGATATCTAAAGGGTATTATTACTGGTGTTAATACTGAATCAACAAGTGAACTATCTACAATTAATGTTAAGGTAACATCAAGAGTTTCGGCAGCTGGTACAGAAACAGCAATTACTTATGCTGAGAACACATCATTTGCTTCTTTTGATACTTCAGATTCTTGCTATTTTGTAGATAATGCTGGTATTAATACTGGTCTTTCTGCTACTGTTGCAGCATATACTCCTGCAACTGCTACTGATTGGTATGATCAACAGAAACTTCAAATAAACAATGGAGTAATGTACTGGAAGTCTATTGCTCCCAGACCTGTTAGTACCAAATACACTCTTGATAGAAGTGGTAAGAATGATGGTATTCATGTGGTTGTTGTTGATGATGCAGGAAATATTAGTGGAGTCACAGGAAGTATTCTTGAGAAGCACTTAAATCTTTCTAAAGCAAAAGATGCTATTTCTGCAGTTAATGCTCCACGGAAAAACTGGTATGAGCAGTATATTGCTGATTTCTCAGATCAAGTTTATGCTGGAAGTAATCCTTCTTCCGCAGAAGATGCATATTGGAGGACTGTTCCAGTTGCTACTGGATTTACAACTGCGGGTGCAGGATATGTTCAAGTCACAAATGGAGATAGTCTCTGGGGTCTAGACGCTCAAGGAGTAACATTTAGTGGTATTGGTAATACTACTTACACATTGACGGGTGGTATTGATTATTCTGCTAATAAGGGTGCTAAAGCCGCGTTAGGAGATCTTCAAACATCATATAATAAGTTAAGCAACGAAGATGAAGTTGCTATGGATTACCTTATTATGGGTCCTGGACTTACCAATGAGGATGAGTCACAAGCAAAAGCAAATCATCTACTTTCTATAGCAAATCAAAGAAAGGATTGTGTTGCATTTATTGGACCACATAGAGGAAACGTAGTTGGTGAGTCTAATACGACTACACAAACTACAAACTTGATTCAATACTTTAGTTCACTTACATCTACATCTTATGGTGTATTTGATAGTGGTTATAAGTACACTTATGATCGTTTTAATAATAAGTTCCGTTACATTCCATGTAATGGAGACATTGCTGGTTTAACTTGTCGTACTGGAATTCTAGCATATCCATGGTTCTCACCTGCTGGACAGCAAAGAGGAATCATTAATAATGCTGTTAAACTTGCTTATAACCCAAGCAAGGCACAAAGAGATCAACTCTATCCATTGAGAATTAACTCTGTTATTACTCAACCTGGAATTGGAACTCTTCTCTTTGGAGATAAGACTGCTCTTGGATATGCATCTGCGTTTGATAGAATTAACGTTCGTCGTTTATTCCTTACCGTTGAGCAAGCATTACAGAAAGCAGCAGAAGCACAACTCTTTGAACTCAATGATGAGATAACAAGAGCAAACTTCAAGAATATTGTTGAACCATATCTTCGTGATGTTCAAGCAAAAAGAGGTCTTTATGGATTTTTAGTTGTTTGTGATACTTCAAATAACACTCCTGATGTTATTGATAACAATGAATTTAGAGCAGACATTTACCTGAAACCTGCCAAAGCAATCAACTATGTCACACTGACATTTGTTGCAACGAGAACTGGTGTCTCGTTTGAAGAAGTTGCCGGTACTGTTTAATCTAATAACATAATAAATAACAACACGGAGGACACAACAAATGCCACATACTATTCAGGACTTCAAATCAACTTTGGTGGGCGGCGGCGCCCGCCCCAATTTATTTGAGATTGAAATGACCGATTCAGCATCAGTCTCTGGGATTCCTGCTGATAAACTTAAAATGCTATGTAAAGCTGCTTCTTTACCTGCATCTACTATTGCACCGATTGAGATTCCTTTTAGAGGAAGAATTTTTAAAGTTGCTGGAGACAGAACTTTTGATGTTTGGACTATTACAGTAATTAATGATACTGACTTTGAGATTCGCAATGCCATGGAATCATGGATGCAACAGGTTGGTCAATATGCCGATGCTAGTGGTGACGCTGATCCAGCAGATTATCAGATTGATGCAACGGTCACTCAAATGACAAGATTGGCATCTACTAAAGGAGGAGTTGATGGCTCTGGTTTAGAAGCAGTACAATCTTACAAATTCTATAGTATTTTCCCAACAAGTATTTCTGCAATTGATCTTTCATATGATACCGGAGATACTATTGAGGAGTTTACAGTTGAATTCCAAGTTCAATACTGGGAACCAATTCCTGGTGGAGCAACGGTCTGATTAACTCTGATAAATAGATCAGCGATTAAGATAAAAAAATAAATCATGCCTAAGTTATTTGGATTCTCTATTGATGATAGCGGATCAAAATCACCCACTACTCTATCACCTGTTCCTCAATCTAAAGAGGATCAGAGTGATCATTATTTGAGTAGTGGGTTTTTTGGTTCCTATGTTGATATTGAAGGTGTTTATAGAACTGAGTTTGACTTAATCAAAAGATATCGTGAAATGGCTCTTCATCCTGAAGCGGATAGTGCTATTGAAGATATTGTTAATGAAGCAATCGTATCTGATACGAATGATAGTCCGGTAGAAATTGAACTATCTAATCTTAAAGCCAGTGATGGTATCAAAAATAAGATTAGAAGTGAGTTCAAATATATCAAAGAAATGCTTGATTTTGATAAAAAATCGCATGAAATCTATAGAAATTGGTATATTGACGGTAGATTATACTACCATAAAGTAATTGACCTTAAAAAACCACATGAAGGTATAAAAGAATTGCGTTATGTTGATGCATTAAAGATGCGTTATGTGCGTAAGAATAAAGCAGAAGAAAAAGATAAGTATAGACAAAGTAATAATATAAGTGATAATCCTATGGATTATCAGTTTCCTGAGATAGAAGAATACTTCCTTTATAATCCAAAACAGCAGTATGCAATAGGAAGTCCTTTAAATTCTGGTTCAACAGCAGGTGCTAATGCTGGAATCAAATTCACTAAGGATTCTATTACATATTGTACTTCTGGACTTGTAGATAGGAATAAGGGATCAACTCTTTCATATCTCCACAAATCAATCAAAGCTCTCAATCAACTTAGAATGATTGAGGATAGTCTTGTTATCTATAGAATATCAAGAGCACCAGAACGTAGAATTTTCTATATTGATGTTGGTAATCTACCTAAGGTAAAGGCAGAGCAATATCTTCGTGATGTTATGATGCGTTACCGTAATAAGTTGGTATATGATGCATCTACTGGTGAGATTCGTGATGATAAGAAATTCATGAGTATGCTGGAAGATTTCTGGTTACCTCGCCGTGAAGGTGGTAGAGGAACAGAGATTACCACTTTGCCTGGTGGTCAGAACCTTGGAGAGATTACTGATATTAAGTATTTCCAAGATAAACTATACAGAGCACTGAATGTTCCAGTTTCTAGAATTGGTGGAGATGGTGGATTTAACCTTGGAAGATCTTCAGAGATCTTAAGAGATGAGGTTAAGTTCAGTAAGTTTGTTGGACGTTTGAGAAAAAGATTCTCAGCAATGTTTAATGATATGCTTAAGACGCAGTTGATTCTTAAGAATATCATTACTCCTGAAGATTGGAATATTATGGAGGATCATATTCAGTATGATTTCATCTATGATAACCATTTCTCAGAACTAAAAGAAACTGAACTTCTTACTGAGAGAATTAATATGGCTGCAGCAGCAGAACCATATGTAGGTAAATATTATTCACAAGATTATATTCGCCGCAAGATTCTTCGTCAGACGGATGAAGAAATCATCGAACAGGATGAACTGATCGCAAAGGAAATTGATGAAGGAATTATTCCTGATCCAATGGCACCTGTAGATCCAGAAACAGGAGCACCTTTAGATCTTGGAGCACCTGTTCAAGAACCCGAAGTGGATGCATCTGTAATGGAACCATCTGCTAAGGAAGTCAAGTCTGCTGAGATTTGATAAATAATTTGATAAATACTAAAAATTGTACTATTTAATGTTATGCCTGAAGTAACTAATGCTGATTTAATGGATATGATGGCGTCTGATAATTCGCCATCTGGAATAAGTGATAGGATCAAAGATATTCTTTTTAATAAGAGTGCTGAGAAAATTGATGATATTAAACCTAATGTAGCTGCTAATATGTTTGATCAAGGTGAACCAGAAGAAGAGGTTCCTGATACAGTAGACTCTGTAGAACCAGTAGAAGAAACCTGATTATAAATAACTAATAATCACAATGTCCATCGACGGAATGAATAATGGCTCATAATCCTGTAGGAATTTGTACTGCAGTTACGACTGGTACATCTAATGTTAATTCAACTGCATTTTCTCATCAATCCGATAGTTTGAGAGTCACTGCTTTAACCAAAGGTGCTCATATTGGTATTGGCACAAGTAGTGTTACTGCAACTCCAGCAAATTACTTTGTTGCTGAGAATACAACGGAAGTCATTAATATTGGTAAACCCCGATCACAAAGAGTTGTTGGTGTTACCAGTGCTGCTGCTACCACTACATTAACATTCCCAGAAGGTGAAGGATCTCAATTTGTGGTTGGAGATTCTGTTGCCTTATCTGTAGGTGGCAATTCAGATTATGATTTCAGTGATTACATTGTAATGAGTGTTAATAACACAGATCCTTTAGGAGGAACTTTCTCTCAGAGTATTGTTGTTAACTATCCTTCTGCTAGTCCATATCCAGATACTACAAGAGATGGTCTTCCATATGATGCATATGTGAGAGGCACTTTCACAGTTGGTACATTGGCATTAGGAACTGGTGTGGCATATCTACAGCAAGTACAAGTTAGCGGAGACTCTTGATGAAACTCATTAGAGAAGAAATCGAATCAGTAAAGTTTATTACTGAAGGAAAAGGTGATAAGAAATCACTTTATATTGAAGGTGTCTTCCTACAAGGAAACATCAAGAATCGTAATGGTCGGATGTATCCTATGGAAACTCTCCAAAAAGAGGTTGCTAGGTATAATGAGTCCAATATTACTCCAGGCAGAGCCCTTGGAGAGTTGGGTCATCCTGATGGTCCAACTGTTAATCTTGATAGAGTTTCGCATAAAATTGTTTCTCTAAGAGAGCACGGTTCTAATTTTATTGGTAAAGCAAAGATCCTTGAGACTCCTATGGGTCAAATCGCTAAGTCCTTGATTAATGAAGGTGTAAAACTTGGCGTTTCTTCAAGAGGTATTGGTTCATTAAAACCAACCAAAGAAGGTTTTAATGTTGTTGGTAGCGATTTTATGTTAGCAACTGCTGCTGATATCGTTGCTGATCCTTCTGCTCCTGATGCTTTTGTTGAAGGAATTATGGAAGGAAAAGAGTGGGTTTGGGAAGGAGATACACTTCGTGAAAGACTCGCTGCAGAAACTAAGGCAAAAATTGATACTCTTGTAACGCAAAAAGCGTTAGATGAGCATAAAATCAGTCTTTTCAATGAGTTTATAAACTCATTGTAAATTTACAATTTATAAATAAATATAGATTAATTTAAACAATCGGTTAATACGGAGAAACTTCAAATGTCTAGTGGCACACAATTACAAGCAATGGAAGAGGACGTTAAGCAATCCAAAACTGCTGTTAATGCTAACGCAGCACAAGGGATGCCTATGGAAAAGCCATCTGGCGCTTCTGTTGAGGATCTGGGAGGTCCAACTCCCGATAACTACAAACCAGACGATGATTCTGCAAAGGTAAATACACCTGGTGGAACTCTTAAGCAGGTTTCTGATGCAATTACTAACCGTAAAGGAAAGGTGGGTGCTATGCCTACTCCTGCCGGAGTTAAGGAAGAAGAAGAAATTACTGACGAAATGATCGAAGAAGAAGAGACTGTCACTGATGAAGAAGTTGTGGAAGAAGCAACTGAAGAAGAAGCAGTTGTTGCTGAAGCACCTGAATTTGAAGAGATTAACGTCGAAGAAGATGTTAATGCACTTCTTGCCGGTGAAGAACTTTCTGAAGAGTTCCAAGAGAAAGCAAGAACAATCTTTGAGGCTGCTATTAAGTCCAGAGTAGAGCAACTTAAGGAAACTTTAGAAGCACAATATGCCACAAGACTTGAGGAAGGATTAGTAGAAGCTAAGTCCGAACTCACCGAGCGTGTTGATTCTTACTTAGAGTATGTTTCGTCCGAATGGATGGAAGAGAATCAACTTGCTATTCAAGGTGGTCTTAAGGAGGATCTTAACGAATCCTTCATGACAGGCCTGAAGGGCCTGTTTGAAGCACATTATGTATCAATCCCTGAAGATAAGTATGATGTACTTGAGAGTATGGTAGAAAAACTAGATGATATGGAGACCAAACTCAATGAGCAAATCGATAAGAATGTAGCACTGAATAAGAGACTTTCTGAGTCTACTTCAGATGTAATTCTTGCCGATGTTTCTGAAGGACTTGCGTCCACTCAGAAAGAAAAGCTTGCTACGCTTTCCGAGAGTGTAGAGTTTGAAAGTGAAGCTAAGTATCGTGAAAAGTTGGAGACTTTGAAGGAATCTTATTTCCCATCTAAGACTTCATCTGTTAAGACAGAAACTCTTTCAGAGGGAGTAGAAGCTGTTCCTGAATCAGTATCGAATTCGATGACTGCATATCTGAAGACATTCTCTGCTTTTAACAAATAAACTGAATTTAATATTAATTCAAACCTAAAACAATTACACTTAAGGTAAACGCAAATGTTCAATTCCGAACAACTGCAGGAAAAGTGGGCACCTCTCCTCAATGCTGAGGGCGCTGATGCAATCCAAGATTCGCATCGTAGAGCTGTTACCGCCGTCCTGCTAGAAAACCAAGAAAAATTCCTAAGAGAGCAACAGTCATTTGAATCCGGCACCGGAATGCTGACTGAAGCACCTCTTAACGTAGCCGGTACAGGCGGATTCGGTGCTGATGCTACCGCTGCTGGTCCTGCTGCTGGTTTCGACCCAGTTCTGATCTCCTTGATCAGACGCTCCATGCCTAACTTGGTCGCTTATGACCTTGCTGGCGTTCAACCGATGAGCGGTCCTACTGGACTTATCTTCGCAATGCGCTCGCAAACCTACAAGGAAGGCGCAAGATCAGAGACTTTCTACGACGAAGTAGATACAGCATTCTCTGGACAACCTTATGGATTCGACAACAACAGTGGAACCGACCAAAACGTTGGTATGGGTACTACTGGTCAATCCGGTACTAACCCTGGCGTTCTGAACCCAGTTGGTACTGCTACTTCTACTGCCTACAATGTAGGTCAGGGAATGCCCACGGCAACATCTGAATCGCTTGATGGCTCTGCTAATGACGCCTTCAACCAGATGGCGTTCAGCATTGAGAAAGTTACTGTTACTGCTAAGTCACGCGCACTGAAGGCAGAGTACAGTTTAGAACTGGCTCAAGACCTCAAGGCCATTCACGGTCTTAACGCTGAAGCAGAACTTGCTAACATCTTGAGTACTGAGATCCTCGCTGAAATTAACCGCGAAGTTATCCGTACTATCTACAAGACTGCTGAGCAAGGCGCTGTTCAGAACGTTGCTACCGCTGGTCAGTTTGACCTCGATATCGACTCCAACGGTCGCTGGTCTGTTGAGAAGTTCAAAGGACTTCTGTTCCAGATCGAAAGAGATGCTAACGCTATTGCACAAAGAACTCGTCGCGGAAAGGGTAACATCATCCTTTGTTCTGCTGACGTTGCTTCTGCACTTACAATGGCTGGTGTTCTTGATTACACCCCTGCACTTAACGCTAACCTTAACGTTGATGACACTGGCAACACATTTGCTGGTACTCTCCAAGGTAAGTACAAAGTGTACATCGACCCTTATGCTGCTAACCTAGTTGGCACAGGTGCTCCTCAAGGTGGAAACCAGTACTACGTTTGTGGATACAAAGGTTCCTCACCTTATGACGCTGGTCTATTCTATTGCCCTTACGTTCCTCTTCAGATGGTTCGTGCAGTTGGCGAGAACAGCTTCCAACCCAAAATTGGATTCAAGACTCGTTACGGTATGGTTGCTAACCCCTTCGCTGAAGGAACCAACCAGGGATTGGGTCGTCTACAGACGAACCAGAACCGCTACTACCGTCGCGTTACCGTCAAGAACCTCATGTGATCAGAAGTTTATATACTTCAATCATTTACAAGACTCTCCCAATCGGGAGGGTCTTTTTTTTATCTAAATAGTTAAATGAAACAATATAATCAATTCATAGTAGCAAAAACTGCATTAAGGTTGAGAAAAACATATGGTCAATTTATGGGAGGAAGACTTGACTGATGGAAAATATTAAAGATGATTGGTTCCCTTCAGTAATTCCTATTAAAGAATATGATACGGTTGTTGATCTTGATAAACCAAGACAAAAACCAGCACCTAAACCTGAATGGGGAATTAAAGAACCTGATAATATACATGAATTACTGTATCAACAATCTACACAAGGTGGATTTTTTAAAAACTTAATTTATAGTATTAATATAGGAGGATCTGAAAATGTCAGATAGAGGTGAAAACATTCCTGGATTTAAAGGAGGAAGATAATAATGCCTAGACAGATTGAGAATAGAAATTTTTTATCACCAACTGGTTTTAAATTTACTTTAAACAACGCACCAAAGGTCTCATTCTTTTGTAACCAAGCAAATATTCCAGACTTAAATCTTGGTGTTGCAGTTCAACCAACTTATCTTAAAAATATTGATCAACCAGGAGATAAACTAACTTTTGGCGATTTAACTCTAAAATTTCTTGTTGATGAAGATTTAAAGAATTATATGGAGATACAAAATTGGTTGAGAGGATTAGGATATCCAGAAAGTCTTGATCAAATTTATGAATATCAGAAAACTGGTAATAAATCAATGGATCTACCAACTAGATCTATGAGTAATATGTTTTCTGATGGAACACTCCAAATCTTAAGTAGTTCTTTTATTACTAAATTTCAAGTAAAGTTTAGACAAATGTTTCCATATTCCTTGACAACTTTAGATTTTGATGCTACAGCTAATGATATAGAATACTTTACAGCAAGTGTAAGTTTCAAATATCTTATTTACGATATAGAAGATTTAGAAGGAAATCCATTATAAAAATTAATTAATGACTATTGATCTTGATAAACTTCAAGAGATGTGGGAAAGAGATTCAAAAATAGATCCAGATAATCTACATACTGAATCATTGAATATACCATCTCTTCATGCGAAGTACTTTGAATTATATAATACTATTTTTCTTTTAAGAAAGAAAGCAGAACAGCAGCGTAAAAATATTCGCCATGAGCGTTATGAATATTTTTCTGGTAAGGCTGATCCTGAGGTATATGTAGAGAATCCTTTTCCAAAGAAGATAAGAGATAAGGATACGATGCAGAAGTATTTGGATGCTGATACGAAACTTTCCAATACTTCATTGAAGATTGATTATTATGATACGATGTTAGTTTATCTTGAAAGTATCTTAAAAGTAATTCAGAATAGAACATATCAAATTAAGAATGCAATTGAATTTATGAGATTTAACTCTGGATTAGGGTAAATAAATATACCCAGATGAATGGATCCTATTGATTAATACACATAATGCTGATGTGGTTATAGGGAAACTGAATGAGGTTAATCTTCAAATAAAAGCGGAACCTCATATCTTTATGGAACTCTCCGAC